AAGAAATAGCTACACAAACAGGTCCAGGTAGAAAACCTACTACCAAAATAGTAACTAAAGAATCAGATTGGAAAACATATTACGGATCTGAAATAGAAATTAAAAAGTTACTAGCTGAAGGCAAACACAACGAATTTGAACGAGTTATTTTAAAATTAGTTGACAATAAAAAATTACTTACGTATTTTGAGGTTAAACACCAATTTATATACGAGGTTTTGGAACACCCCAATGGCTGGTTCAATAACAACATTTTAGGAAAATTTTTCTCCAAGGATTTTTTGTCTTCCTAAACCCCATATATTATATTAAGGGTTATGGTAAATCAACTACTATTAGCATTAGTAAATTCGGTTTTAGGAATGGGCAAATCAACAGCCCGAAACAACTATGCCTACCATTGTCCTTTTTGCCATCACGTTAAACCTAAACTAGAGGTTAACTTAACGGAAAATAAAGAAGGCAAAAATCCATGGCATTGCTGGTCTTGCGATATGCGAGGAAACAGCATTTATTCTTTATTTAAGCAGTGTAAAACCACCCCCGAAAACATATCTAAGGTTAAGACTTTAGTGTCCTCTTCTACATATTCAATTAAAGATACTCAAACGGTAAATACCGTGTCTTTACCCGAGGAATATGTTAGCCTAGCGTGTCCTGATCCAAATGATATTATGGCTAAACACGCGCTAATCTACCTAAAAAAACGCAATATTAGTCAACATGATGTTATAAAATATAACATTGGGTATTGTTCTAAAGGACTATATGCTAACATGATTATATTGCCAACTTACGATAAAGATGGTAATTTAAATTACTTCACAGCTCGTTCCTTTGAAAAAAATCCCTACGTAAAATATAGAAATCCTTCCGTTAGTCGAGACATAATTCCAAATGAACATTTGATTAATTGGAATCTCCCAATAGTGATATGTGAGGGACTATTTGATGCCATTGCAATTAAACGAAATGCTATTCCTTTACTAGGTAAAAGCATTGAACCCAATTTGATGAAACGTCTAGTAACATCCGCAATAGATAAAATTTATATAGCTTTAGATAAAGATGCCATTAAGCAGGCACTAAAATTTTGTGAAATGTTAATAAACGAAGGTAAAGAAGTTTATCTAGTTGAACTAACCAGCAAAGACCCATCTGAACTTGGCTTCAGAAATTTTACTAAATTAATCCAAAACACAATCCCTTTAACCTACTACGGGCTAATGGAGAAAAAACTAACACTATGATCAAAAAATCATATAATCGCATCCTAGAGGTATCTAAGGATCACAAACAAATTACTCTTCCAGACTCAAGATACTATAGACGTAATGGAGAATATTATCCTTCAATTACATATATTCTAAATTCTTACCCCAAAGGTAAACATTTTGAAGAATGGTTGAAACGGCATGGTTATACTGCGGATTATATTGTAAAAAAATCTGCTGAAGCTGGTACATTGACTCACGAACTTATAGAATCATACCTAAATGGTGAAGAAATTAACTATTTAGATTTTAAAGGATATCCTACAATGGACATTGAAATCTGGAAAATGGTTTTGCGTTTTGTAGATTTTTGGGAAACACATACCCCAACTTTAATTGAAACTGAAGTGCATCTATTTTCAGATGAATTAAAAGTAGCAGGTACTTGTGATTTGGTATGTGAATTTGGGGGTGAAAGATGGATTATAGATTTAAAAACATCTAACCATTTGCAAACCACCTACGATTTGCAAGGAGCGGTTTATGCTAAATGTTATGAAGAATGTTTTGAAAAGAAAATTGATCGAGTAGGTATACTTTGGCTCAAATCATCTTCACGAGGTGAAGATAAAAGTGGCAATAAAATTAAAGGCAAAAATTGGGAAATCCACGAATCCGAAAGAACACAAGAGGAAAACCTAGATATATTCAAATCAGTATATAAAATATTTAGTCTAGAGAACCCAAAACACAAACCCGCTAGCGAAAGTTTTGTAACGACTATTAAGAGAAATATAGGATAAAATGTGGAGGAACGAAAGTTCCTTCATATATTTATATCGTCAGATTTTAAATAAAGGTTATATTTATAATAAACTATTTTTTATGATTAGTTTAATGCAACTATTAAGAGAAGTACAAGGAACCCCTAAAGCTATTATATTAGCTGGAGCCCCTGGAGCAGGTAAAGGATTCATTTTAAAGGGTCTAGATTTGGGTGGCTTAAAAATCTTCAATCTAGATAATACCTTTATAGACTTGCTAAAACAAGCTAATATTTCCTTAGATTTAAAATCTCTTGGCCCCGAGGATAGAAGTGCAGCTGCTCAAGCAATGGTTCAAGCAACAACCAAACTAAAAAAAGAAACTATCCCACAAGCTATAGCCAATCAGGATTCATTTATATTAGATGGCACAGCTTCATCTGTTAAACAAACGAGTGAGCTAAAATCCCAATTAGAAAACGCGGGATATGATGTGTTTATGTTGTATGTTTATACTGATCTAGAACGTTCACTGCAACAAAACCAAGATAGATTTGAAAAATCTGGAGGTACTGATAGAAGTTTAGCCCCAGCTATTGTATTACGTACTTGGGCGGAGGTAACTAAAAATTATGATACTTACAAGTCAATGTTTGGTAATAATTTTGTATCTGTAGCTAATACTTTAAAGGATGAAAAATTAAAAGATTTAGAATCTATTGTAGACAAATATCTTAGACCGTTTACCCCACAAGATACTAAAGAAAAAGATCCTAAAGCACAAGCTCGATCCCAAAAAGCCAAAGAACAATTAAGTCAAGAAGTATCTGCTTTACTGCAAGACGAAGGGGTAGCTAACATAATCAATAATTCGGTTTCTAAGGAAGAAGCACAATCTAAAATACAACAATTCTTATCTTAATGAATAGATTAGTACAAGAAATAATTAAAAGCTTCTTACCTGAGGAGGAAAAAAAACAAACCACTGCTCTATACGCAGGCGGTTTTAAACCACCTACAGCAGGCCACTTTGATGTTGTTAAAGAAGCATTAAGACAAAACCCAGAAATAGAAGAATTTATAATTTTTGTAGGTTCCAAAGAACGTGACGGTGTATCGCAAGATGAATCTTTACTAATTTGGGAAATATATAACAAATACTTACCATTTAAGGTTAAAATAGAACCTAGTTCTTTACCACCAATTAAAGCAGTATATGATTTTGCAAAAAATCACCCCACAAGAGAAATATTATGGATTTTAGGTGCTAGAGAAGATAATGAACAAGATTTTACAGATATTAGCTTACGTACCAAATCTATAACCAACTATCCAAACATTGAGGCTAGAACTATTATAACTAAAGGTGGAGTATCTGGTACTGCTGCTCGTAATGCTTCTAAAGTATCATTTGAAAAATTTGAACCATTCCTACCTAGTGTTTTAACACCCGAAGAAAAACAAGAAGTATATCAAATAGTGTCTGGTAAAATACAAGAAAATTTAGATCAATCTTCTGATAAAACTATTATATATCCAAATTTTCAAGGAAGTGACATTGCTGAAAATCCAAAAGGGGAAGTAAAAGTTTTAAAAGTTAGCGATAGTATTGGAAATGAACCTGGTAAAGATTTTAATTATTTCAATACAGAGAAAAAATCTTATATTGAAAAAATGATAAAGTCTGTTGAAGAAAAAGGTATAGAATCATTTTCTCCAGTTGTGGCTTTAAAACACCCATTATTACCTGGAAAATATTTAGTTGTGGATGGTAATCACCGTTTAGGTGCCTTTAAAATAGGAAATGTACCTGAAATAAAGGCTATTATTTTAAATGATAGTGATGTTGTATTAGCAACCCCAGAAACTGAATGGGAAGAAGGTATAGTTCCTGAAACTATTGATTTAAAAGATGCTAAAAATAAAGGTATTGATTTAAAAACTTATTTTAATACTAAGGATTTAAATATACCTAAATCCAACTCTTTAAATGAAAATGCTTCATATTCACAACACATAGATATAAAGCAAAAAATTAAAGAGCTAACTCAACACATGATAGATAAAGGGATGAATATTGTTCCTTTACCTAAAGTAATATTCAAACACGGAGATGCAGAAAATGCTAAACAATTTTTAGGCAAAACTGCATACTACAAACCAAAAACTATGGAAATTGTACTATATACTGAAGGACGTCATCCTAAAGATATAGTACGATCATTTTCTCACGAGATGATTCACCACATCCAAAATCTAGAGGGTAGAATTGGAACAGGAGGTATTAAAACTACTAATACAAACGAGGACGATTATTTAGAGGGTATTGAAAGAGAAGCATACGAGGAAGGTAACATTACTTTTAGAAATTGGTCCGATAGTTTAAGGGAAAAGAAATCTAAAGATCCATTCGGTCTAAATGCATATGCTATGGAATTAGCCCGTTTAAGGGAAGAAGAAACAGAATACACAATATATTGCGATATGGATAGTGTATTAGTTGATTTTGATCGTGGATATCAAGAATTAACTGGTATGACTAGCCAACAAGCAGATGCTAATGGAGTAGAAGCATTTTGGGATCCAATTTCTAAAGCAGGAGCCAAATTTTGGATTACGCTGCAATGGATGCCAGACGGAAAACAACTATGGGACTATATTAAAAAATATAATCCAATACTTTTATCTGCCCCATCACGCGAAGAATCCTCTAAATTGGGTAAAAGAGTTTGGGTAAAGCGAGAACTACCTGGTGTGAAACTTATATTAAAGTATGCCTCTCAAAAACAGGAATATGCTTCTCCAACTTCTATTCTAATAGATGATAGACAAAAAAATATAGACCAATGGGAAGCAGCAGGTGGGATTGGTATCTTACACACTAATACCCCTAATACTATTAAACAGTTACAACAACTAGGACTATGAGTAAAGAATCAGTTTTAAAGAAAGACTTCAAGGAAAAAGACGTACAACGTCTCCGCAATCTTGTACAAGGCAAGTATGGAGAAAAAACCCGCTCAAGCGTTGGTTTTTCCCAAAAAGAAGAATTCCATACCGAAGGAGATATATGGGAAGCAGAAGGCAGAACATGGACTATTAAAGATGGTATCAAACAAAACCTAACCAAATTTGACAAGGCCAAAAAATACCACGTTATGCCTTTATTGTGTCCAAGTTGCAATAAAGTAATGAAAAATCGTAACGATAAACCATTTTATAACATACATAAAATGTGCTTTAATTGCGTTATTGATATGGAAGCAAAGTTAAGGAAAGAAGGCAAGTGGGAAGAATACGAAAATAGCATCCACAACAATGAAATAGAGAATAAAATTATAGAGTACAAATTGTGGATTGAGGAAAAATTAAGTGAAAGTAACAATTCTTTTGTTTCCGAAGATGGGGATGTTGAAAAATGGAGTGGTAAAATAAATGTAGAACTAGTAAATAATAGCGTAGAAGAAGTGGTTAAATATTTAGAATCGCTTAAAAGGTAGTTCTGCATATTTATAACATATACATAATATTATGAAAGATAATTTTGACGTCCATAAGTGGAATTTAGAGCGTTACTTAAAACAGTATTTAAGTGAACAAGAAGTAAAAGAATCCACTAAGGATAAAGAAGCAACTCCACAACCTAAAGGGTCCAAAGACTAATTTTAATATTTATAAATAAAATATAACCATGAGCGATTTTAACTATATTGAGTATCTAAAAAATAACCCATTATTCAAGGGTGAAAAAACTCAATCCACAAAACTAATCACTGAAGCACAAGAAGACACAATTGATAGCTTGCAAAAAGCAGCTGATGACACTTCTAAAATGCCAGCAGATAGAGATGAAGCAAGGAATAAAATGTATGCTATGAAAAAAGCTAAGATGAAAGTATCTGAGCTTAAAGCTAAAATCCGTGAAGAAATCCTTTCTACTTTAAACGAAGAAGAAGATTACGAGAAAATGGGACGCGAAGTAGAATATGGCGTTTTCCCTGGATTTGATGAAGATGAATTATCTATGCAAGATGAATTATCTATGCAAGATGTCTTTGACATGCTTGATAATGAAGAATTCGAAGATATGGAAGATATGCCAATCGATGAAGCTAAAGGAGATGAAGAAGAAGCACCAGCAGAAGAAGAAATGGATGCTGAAGTAAACGTTGACGTTGAAGCAACTCCTGCTCAAGGCTTATCAGCTGAAGAACAAGAAATCCAAAATAGCTTAAAAATCGCTTACGACAATGCTGCTGCTATTGGTGATCAAAAACTAGCTGATCAAATCGGTAACTCTATTACTTTCTTTACTAGAACACACATAGTAGAAAGATAATATGCTTAACGAGCGTAAACTTACCAAAAATGAACTAGACCAAAGGGATATTGCTCTTAAGGGTCTAGTTAAAAACAAACGCTCATTGGTTAAAAAATATGGTAAGGACGCTGAAAAAGTTATGTACGGAATAGCAACAAAACAAGCAAAAAACAAACAAGAAGCCATGAATCTAGAAAATCTCAAAGGCATGATAGAAGCTGCTCTTGCTAATCCAGATAAAGCCGATCTTAACAAAGACGGTAAATTATCTGATTACGAGAAAAAAAGAGGAGCAGCCATAGAAAAAGCTATGGTTAAAGAAGAAGAACAACCAGATGCAATCGATATTGTAACATTAGATGTTCCTTTATTTATCCGTATGTTAGAATATGCTAAAGAAGAAGCAGCAGACGACATGGACTTGCACGAATTAGCTACCAAAACTATTGCTTTAAGCAAACAAAGAGGTATCTTATCCATGGAAGATTACGATACACTTATCCCACCTACAGATGGTGAAATCCAGGAGGATGTAAAAAAATACCGTCAAGAACGTGGTTTAGAAGAAGATTTAGATGTAGGACATCAAGATGATGAGCCACATATGTTAAAATCTGAACTAGTTAGAGCAGGAAAAATGATACAAATGTTGTATCAAAAAATAGACAAGTACGATAGAATAGGTGGTGAAGTTGATTTTCCACAATGGTGGCAGAAAAAAATCATTAAAGCTAATGCTATGCTAGACAGCGCATTTGATTATATAGATGGTGAAGAAAAAGTAGCTCAAATTGATGCTATGATGATGGAGGAAAAAGCTCTACTAAATATCGGAGATATTATCAACCATAAAGGAGTTGAAAAGAGAGTAGTTCGCATAAGCGGAAATAGAGTATTTTTACAACCATTAGGTATCCCTGGTGGTGGTGTTGAAATTGACCGCCAACTTGGCATTAAATCTAAATTGGCGGAGCTGGTTAAGGAAAAACTTACCGCAAAAACTCCAATGGAAAAATACATTAAAGACTTTGCTAAAAGTGATGCCCCGCAATTTAAAGGCAAATCTAAAGAAAAAAAACGTGAAATGGCAATAGCTGCTAAATTATCCAAATAATGACAGCATCAGAATTACGAGATAGAATAAAATTGCTTGTAAAACAAGTATACAAGGACAATGCCAAAACTGATGATGCTGCTTTAGCATACGATGAATTGGTTAAATTTCCTGAACTTAAAGCTGTTATTGTAAATTTGATGACCACGGATTTTGATAAATTTCTAGAATCTGTAGATTGGGTAGCACCTCGTCCTTCAACATTTCGAGTAAATCTTTTGAATGGCGAAAATTTTGTACTATTCTATGATCCAAGAAGTTGGATAGCTCAAGTGGAAGGTAAAAAATATTACCTGTTAAATCTAGATGAAGAAGAAATGGCTGCCAAATCTGTATCCCGTATCTTAACTTACGGAGGTAAAACCGCAACAGGAGCAGGAGCAGATGTAGCAGGAGCAGAAGAAATACCACCCGCAGAAGAAACAACACCCGCAGAAGAAACAACACCCGAAGAAACCCCAGCTGGAGTATAATGGATATATTTGATAAATTTTTCAAGAAATTTGCATACAAATTTGACAAAGGATATCCTGACATGAACAATAGTCAGGATGTTTTGTTATTGGAGTCGTTGTTTGAAAAACTAGATGTAGAAATAGAACTGAAGGAAGATAAAATAAACAACAAAAAAGAAACAATCCAAGCAGTACAAAAAATTATAGATACTGTAGGAACTCAATACGACCTGTTTGCTATGAAAAGTAAACCAAACCGTATTGGTTCTAGAGGTAAACAACCCGAAAGTGTTTTTATACAAGCATTTGAAGATACATTTGGTAAAGATATAGACATAAAAGTAATCCCACCAAAACAATCACCAAATCCAAGTAATTCATTTAACATGTATCAATTTGATACTGATGAGTTTGGTCAAGTAAATATAATTGTAAGCCGAAGCGAACCTGGTGGAGCTGGTAAATCTAACGAGGCAATGTTTATTGACACGTTAAATAGATTAATTGGGGAAGCTGAAGGAACAGCTACAATTAAAATTATTTCCCCGGAACATACTGAAGTATCTAATAATGTAACTCACGTAAGAGATTCCTCTAAAGCAGGTGCTGGTAAAGGTGATAAATCAGATGCTCAATTCTTATCTGGTCAACCTGGCTCAGATACCGGAAAAGTAGTAGCTAATATTTCTCTAAAACAAGATGGGGGATTTAGATGGGCTTCTGTAGCTAGTATCTATAAAATCTTTATTGAAAAGTTTATCCAAAAAGCATCTGCTAAACAACTAGGAAAAGTATCGTTAGAACCAAATCCAACTTCTCCCAACAAATATTTGATGTTTGATCCCACAACTAATACTAGGGTTTCAAAAGTGATTGTACCTGACTTCCCAATGGAGGATGTTGAAAAATGGGTATTTGGTCCTGAAACTCCAAAAGTAATTGTAGTAGGTAGAACATGGAAAGAAAGTGATTTTTCTTTAGATGGAAATACTATTACAGTTCAAGCTTCCCATATCTATAAAAATATAGCAGATCTTAAAACTGATGAAATGGATCCTGTATTCTATATTGCCCAACACGTTGGTACTTCTACAGGTTTAGATTTCAGAATTGTACCTTCTAAAATGGGCAATATATCAGCTAATGCCCGAGAATTATCTTATAACGAAGTAATGAAATAAAATATGTGTAGCTGCGGATGTAATACTTGCGAAACAAAAATAACAGGACCTTTACTTACCGAAAGTAAAGTAAAATCTTTACTATCTGAAGGTCTACAATACCATATAGACAAACAAATCCCTCTATTTGAAACCGTATATCGCATAGGTTCAGAAAAACATTTATCGCTAATTAAAGAAGCTCGCAAGATGTATTCTCGTGGTGTCATTGATTTGTGTGAAGATGATGAGCACTTAATCAAAACTCATTTAGGAGAATTTGGCCTATATGAAGGAGAAAGCGTACCTTTAGATCTACCGATGCTAGAGGAAATAGAGGTAACGGAGGCTGAATATAAAGGCAAGGATGTTCAACTGAACAAGCCAAAGCGTGGTGGAAGTAAAAAATTCTATGTTTATGTAAAGGATCCCAAAACCAAGCGCGTGAAAAAAGTATCTTTTGGTGCCGCAGGTGGAGGTCAAAGTTTAAGAGTAAAGTTTAAGAACTCAAAAATACGAAAAGCATTTGCTGACCGTCATAGATGTTCAAGCAAAAAAGATAGAACAAAAGCAGGATATTGGAGCTGTAATCTTCCACGTTATGCTTCTGTACTAGGATTAGGTGCAAACATGAATACTTTCTGGTAAAATGGCATACAATAGAACATATCAAATAAGCGGAGAAGCAGGTTTAGATACCACAATAACTCCCCAAGCAGATCTCATCTCAGATATTCGCTCAATTGAGGGAATAACGATTGTAACATTTACCCCTAAAAACGAGGAAGAAAGTGCAGCAAGTAATCCAAACCACGTTGGTATATTAAGCTTAAAATTTGATACTTTCCCATTCACTGAATTTGATAAAGATACTCAAATAAAAATTTT